CGGTTGTTACTACTGGAACTCCTGATGTTTATATTGGTTATTTCTATGATACTATAGAACAAAATAAAGCATACGATTTAAAAAATCCCTCTTCAAAACAAATGCATTTTGAGGTTGACTATTCAATAGCACAGAAGTATAATCAGTATTATAAGAAATATATTCAAAAAGAAATAAAGAGACTAGGTTTTGATTCTGATGAATTTAAAATGGCCTATAGACTTATTTGGCCTATTACTAAGGGTATGGTATTCACTAAAACACAGCTAGAAGAGAAAGCTTATAATAAGTCATTGAAGTTTGTTAAAGAATGGAAAGAAACTCCATGTGTTGCAGGATTAGACTTAGGAAAAGCACAAAACTCTACTGTTGTGACTGTAATAAGGCCATTTTGGGAAGAAACAGATGATGAAGGAAATATGCCTAAACAAGTTCTTGATTTTATTGAATTTGAAGGAGATGAATGGGAAGAACAGTATCCTAAAATTGTTGCTTTCTTAGAAAATTACTGGATTGATACATTAGTGTGTGATTCTACTGGAGTAGGCGACCCGGTAAGAGAACGATTAGCAGTAATGATGCCGAAAGTTAGTGTGGTGCCATTTATATTTAGTCCTAGCTCAAAGGATATTGGTTATAAATATACTCTACAAGAGATTAATAATGGAAGAGTGGTTATCCCAGCCCATATACAAGTTAGAAATACTGGTCGGTTCAAAAAGTTTGAGCATCAAATGACAACTTTGAAGAAGCATTACAGTGGCAAGTTTTTAAGCCCGAAACCTGTAGATGCCGATAAAGGTCATGATGACTTTTGCGATTCTTTGATGCTTGCTATCTTTGGAACTTACTTCGAAGTTATGCCAGAAATAGAAGAAACATTTAATGATTTCTTTTTAGCATCCAGGGATAACGTAGAACAAATATTTGGAAGAAATTATTCTAGGCCAAGAAAGACGTGAAAGGGGGTGAATAATTGACATTCGCACTACCTGGAAACTTTGAATCACAAACATATTCAAGCACATTCTTTGCACAGGTTTTTAACTTTGGGCCTGACCATTCTGAGCGTGTAACTAAATATCAAAATTGTTGGGATTTTTATGATGGTAAACATTGGACTCAGACTGCACCAGAAGGATTTGACCAAGTTACTATTAACTATTCAAAGACTTTTGTTAAGAAATTGCGAAGATTTGCTTTTAGAAATGCTTGGACTATGGCTTTCACAGAAGAACAAAAAAATGATGGCATTGATGAGTGGGTTAATAATGTATGGAAAGCCAACAGCATAAAGAAAATTACCAATTCTGTTGCCGATTTTGGCGGTATTTTTGGTGATTGGTTTATTTATCCTCAATGGCTTCCTTCCAACGATGATGATGCTGAAGAGCAAACTGGAAAGCCTACTGATGTGAAACTAGTTGCTCTAGACCCTAGATATGTTTTTCCTCAATACAATTCCAAGACTGGAGAGATTGAGTTTTGTATTATCTTAATCCCATATCAAGACTTCACTCTAGTTAACAACCAATTTGAATTAGAAAATAGAATCTATAGAGAGATTCACACTAAGGAGAAAATATATATTCAAGAACTTGATGAAAAAAATCAGGTTATAGAAGATAGGTCAATTGATAATCCATTAGGAAAAGTGCTTATTGTTCATGGAATACATCAACCTAAAGCTGGCAGTTATTTTGGTGCCGGTCTTATAGAAGATGTTATGGAAGGAAATAAGCTTTTTAACGAGAAAACTTCTGATATTTCAGATATATTGGATTACCATGCTGCTCCTATTACTTTAATCTTCGGAGCTAAAGCAAGACAACTTGAAAAGGGAGCTAATAAGATTTGGTCAGGATTACCTGCTAATGCTAGAGTAGAAAATCTTTCTAGTCAAGGAAACATTCCGGCTGCTAGAGATTTCTTGAAAGATGTAAAAACCTGGATGCATGAGCTTGCAAGTATTCCAGAACAATCTCTTGGTGGAGAAAGAAAGATTAGCAACACTGCTGCGGCAGCTTTAGCTATTGATTTTGAGCCTATTATAGAACTTGCAGACGATGTAAGATTCTATTTTGATGAAGGAATTAAAAAGGTAAATGAGCTTATCATAGATATTGGCTTATACACAGGTGCTATTTCAAGTAGTCTTGAATCTCCTGAATTGTATGAACATGAAATAGACCACGGAGCATTGCTACCTAGAGATAGAAGTATAGACCTTGCGGATATAACTTCTGAGATTAATCTTGGAGTTGAATCCAAAAAAGGTGCTATGGAGAGATTGGGTGTGCGTAATATTCCTGCTAAAGTTAAAGAAATACAAGATGAAAAAGAAGAAGAGAAAAAATTAGATATGGAATTAGCACAAAAGTATATGGACCCAGCTATGGTGGAACAAATGGTGTCACCACCTACAAAAGAACCTGATGTATATGAGGTAGATGAAGGAAATACACCAAAACAGAAAAAAGCTAGAAAAGCGGTTAATAAAAACCCTTCTGTACATGGGCAACAAGTAACTGATGATAATGTAGTTAAGAAATCTTAATGAAACTAAAAGGATAGAAGGCTAAGTCTAATAAAAGATTTAGCCTTCCCCTTTTTTGCCTGCTGGCAGAAATTAATGTTAAAGCTTTAATAGACCGATATGTAGTATAACGACACTTAAAGTAAGGGGGTGAAATGGCTAGAGGAAGTTTCAAACCTGAAAAACCTGCGAAAAATACTTCACAGGCGGGTGTGTTTAACCGTGCTGTTAGCGAATTAAGACCTACTAATATGGATGATTCCGCTAATGCTGATGCATGGGCTAAAAAAGTGGTACAGAGAGATTGGGAAAGTCCGACTTCAAAAACGGATGACCCTAATGATGACCTAGAATAATAGGAAGGAGTTAGAAATGCCTGAAGAACTAGACAAGGAACTTGAGCCGCAGAAAACCGAAGAAGAAGATGAAGTGGTAGAAGGTAATGCTTCTGGAGAAGCGGGAGACAAAAAACCGGAAGTAAAGAAAGAAGCAAAGAAAGACGATAAATCTTCTGACGTTGAGGCTTGGAAAAAAGCTTACGAAGATGAGGTTAGAGAAAAAATTCGTAAAGAAGAGAAGGATAAACTATATAAATCCTTCGAAAAGTATAAAGAAGATGCCAAAACTGCTGAAGAAGCTCGTAAAACTGCTGAAGAGAAGTTAAGAGATTACGAGACTTCTAAACTTAGTGCCGAAGAACAAGCAACTTTAAAGTTGCAGCAATTAGAAGAGTCTAATACTAGATTACAAGAGCAAATGACCGCTCTAGTTGAAGAAGCAAATACAAAAATTAGTACTCTTCAGTTGGAATTGGTTAAGAAAGAAGTACTAGGTAAGTATGGAGATGAGATAATTCCAGCACTTGTTTCTGGTAGCACTATTGAGGAAATCATGGAAAGTGCCGAAAATGCTCATAGAGAATATGTCTCTATTCGTGAGCGTGAGCTTGCTAAGGCTAAAGAAGTTGTTAAGCCGAAGAGCAATATCGGTACAGGGATTTCACCAAAGAGTGATAGGCTTAACGCAGGAGTTACCGTTGCTGATATTGAAAAGATTAATGACCCAAAAATTTGGGAAGCTAATAGAGATAAATTCCTAGAGGAAGCTCTAAAGGGATAATGACTTAGGAGAAAGGAAAGGGGGTGAATAACTAGAATGACAAGTTATCTTACTACTGCTCTTGCAGCTACATCTGGAACTAATGTAAGACTTTCTGAAGTGGTTCTTACCATTTATTCGAAAGATATTATGTTTCAGGCGCAGCCTGTTCTAAGATTCGACCAGTTCGCTCAGGTTAAGACCGACCTTTCCGCTACTCCTGGTAAGCAAATTACCTTCTTCAAGTATAATAACCTGACTGCGGGTGGAATTCTGACAGAGGGTACGCCTTTGGCTACTAAAGCTCTGGCAGGTTCCCAAGTATCAATCGCTGTGTATGAATATGGTAACGCTGTTGCCGTATCTAACATGCTTTTGGTAACTGCATTTACGGATGTTATGGCTGATACTGCTAAACTGCTTGGTCAAGATTATGCTAAAGTAATCGACGGTTTGGCAAGAGATTGCATCGAAGACGGTGCTGGAAGTACAGTATTTGCTAACGACAGAGCTAATGTCGATGCTGTTACATCTACTGACTACCTAACAATGGAAGAAATTAAAGACGCTGTGGAAGTTTTGGCAACAAATAACGCACAGAAAATTAATAACGACCATTGGGTATGCTTCGTGCATCCACACCAAAGTCGTAGACTACGTGATGATGCTGATTGGGTAACAGTCGGTAAACTAGACCCTCAACGTTTATATAATGGAGAGATTGGTCGTATTGATGATGTTATCTTTGTAGAAACCACACAGGTAAGTATTGATGCTAACTCTGCTGCTACTCCAGTTGACGTATATTCTGCTATCATGATTGGCGACCAAGCCTTCGGTAAAGCCGTTGCGCTTCCGGTTGAAATGCGTGATAACGGAGTTGTTGACTTCGGTAGAGAGCGTGACCTAGCTTGGTACACAATCTGTGGTTATGGTGTTCTGAATTCAGATAATATCGTTAAAATCCAGACAGCCTAATCCTTGATTGGTATTGACAATATGGGGAGTGGATGATATGATTAATATTGTCTACTCCCCTATTTTGTAAAGGAGATTAAATGAGTAAAGCAAGAAAAGCTATTTTTGAAGATGAGGAAGCTCTACAGAGCATTGAAGAACTTAAAGAGGTTACAGAAGAGCCTACAGAACCTACTGAAGAAGAGATTGAAGAATTATTCAATCATACGCCTATACAAGTGGAAGAATCCCCTATAGAAGAAACTATGGTGGAGATTATTCCTCTTAGAGATGACCGTTTTTCATTTGGTGGTACGTGGTATTATTTAACAAAAGGAAAGAAACAGTTAGTGTCTGTTCATGTTCGTGATTTCCTTTTGAGAAACAAACAAAACCCAAGAATAAAGGATATCTATTAAACCTTGGTAGATTATAATGACATATTTCTTGAAAAAATAGGTCAGATTGATGCATCAACGCCAAGCTGGTCTGATGCAAGAATTGAAGCGTTCCTAGACACACAAGCATATTTAGTGTCTAGAAATTACGCTACTCCTTGGGCAGATTTTGATTCTGTTCCAGATAGATATCAATATCCAGTAACTATTTACGCTGCTATACAATTTTGGTGGGGTAAAGCTGGAGAATTTGCTACTAAATTTGATGTAGCTGTTGGTGGTGGAACAGTACAAAAATCGACACAACTTTTCTATAGAGCATTAGAAATGATTGATTATCTAAAAAAAGAACTAGAAGAAATTGCTTCTGATATGTTGGATGAAGGTTCTCCTGGTGATATAATTGTTGGTGACTTAGTAAAACGTAGTAAGTATACTGGTTATCTTGTTCCTAGAAGTGATGACCCAGCAGGAGATTGGACTTCATAATGGGAGAAATAGCAGATACCTTTGGACAAATTATAAATGATTTACAACGTGCTACTGGTAGAGCCGGTGGTGCTGCAAGATTTGCTAGATTCGGAACCCAAGGTAATGAAGCTGCTTCTATGTTATTAACACTTGATAAATCTGATTTCGCTTTAGCTACAGGAAGAATAAGAGCATATCAACATATCCCATATTATACAGGATTGTTTGTTTTAAATAGAGTCGGAAATTTCTTAATAGGAAGAGATGGACCTGTTCAACGAGCATTTGATTCTCAAAGTGAGCCTAATGGAGCAGCTTGGGAACCTATTTCCAGAGTAGAAGAATGGTGGAGAAGAAATAATGCTGATAGAACTGGCGGTAATCCAGATGGACCTATACTGGATTACACAGGTAATTTAAAAGAAATTGCTACTAGTGAAAGTAGAATGATTGAAACAGTTGTTACTGGTCAATATGCTCGTACTATGATAGGACCAGAACATCTTGAGGGAACTGAAAGGTTTAAATTCTTTGTCCATCAATTAGGAAGTGATAATGGATGGGGAATGGGAATAAGAATCCCAGCAAGACCATTCTTCCCTGAAAGTCCAGAAGATTTGACTAGAAGCGAACAAAGACATATTGAACGTCTTATTCAACAAGGCGTTGCTGAAGGGGTAGAAGAACGCGCAGCTATTTATGGAAGGAGAAGATTTACCAGATAATGCTTACCTTAATAGAGCAAAAAATAGAAGAAATCCTTCAAGCTGCTACAATTGATGATGTAACTACAGATGTAGTACAAGGAATTGATGATTTGTTACTAGATTGGACTCAGTATGAAAACTATCCTAGAATAGTTATTGCTGGGGAAAGTGTTGAAACGCAATATGTACAAATCGGCGCAGTTACTAAAGAATATGCGATTAATATCTTTTTGTTGTGTTATAATAGAGATAAAGATGACCTAGTAAGGCAAAGGGATGTTATTGTCGATAGAATAGAGACAGCATTACGCTCTAATCAAAGATTAGATAATTTAGCCGATAATAGTAACAAGGAGAGTGTTTATGGCTCTTCGATTCCGAGAGTTAGGGTTTCTAAATCTGGAGTCAACGAAAGTTACTATGGGGTAGCTTGGATTGATTTTAGAGTGAATACTGATAGGAAAGTCGCTCTATAAGGGAAAGGGGGTGAATAACTTAAATGACAATTACAGGCTTAGTTGGACATTTAGGCGTAGGGGTTCAAGACGCTAAGAAAGAAGACAGCGAAATCGCTGCCTACACTCCTACTATCACTGATTTCTTCGTTATTACTGAAGAAAGCTTTACGGCTGAAAATAACCCAATGGTTGCTGAAAACGAAATCGGTAGAGGTCGTGACCGTACTGGTGCTGTTGCTGGTGGCTATGCTATTTCTGGTGGTTTTGGTGGATACGCTAGAACTACTGACTTAGGATTGCTTTGCCAAATCGCACTTAGCGACGATGCTGATGCTTGTGCTGAAAGCGGTTCTACTGGTATTTCAACTGTTGTTCCTACAGACTATCTTGATTGGTGGACTATTGAGAAGAACGTTGGAGATACTTTGTATCAGTGGCTAATCAATGGTAAGATGAATACGCTTACTATCTCTGTTAACCAGGGAGAGATTGCGAATTACACTTGCGATTGGGTTGTTACAACCGAAAAGAAAATTGAATCTGGTAGTGCTAGCTCTCCTTCCTATGCTGATGATGACTTGTTAGCTTTCCACGGTGGATTGCTTAAACTAGGTGGAACACAGTATAACAACATGGAGTCGGTTGAGATTGCAATCAATAACAACCTATCTAATGATGAATATACTGTACACCCTTCTCGATTCCTTAACAACGTAACTGAAGGTGCGCGTGTGTTCGACCTTAATTTCAATCAGGTATTCCAAGATGCTGATGACTATGCTAACTACACTTATGGTGCTGTTGGTAGAACAACTCCTGGTTATGACCTTTATGAAGACGATGTATACTTCCTGCTTATGAACGCACAGGATAAAGCAGAAGCTACAGAGTATATTGAATTCTTCTTCCCCCGTGTGATGTTTGGTGGGTTGCCTGTAACCCTTGCATCTGGTAGAATTGTTGTTGCTAATACAGGAACCGTACTGGCTCCTACTAGCGGTAACATCATCACTGTTTATTACAAGTAATAGCTTAGAAAAGGAGTACAAGAGAAATGGCTCAAAGAATTTATGTAAAACAAGTTCCAGAAACATTCAGAGTTTATTTGCCGTGGGAAAAAAATGAAGCAGAAGAAGACAAGACTTGGTTTGAGCATCGCAAAATGACTGAGGCTGATTACCAGAAATTTGTTGACCTAACTTCTACAGTGAAGTTAGCAAACAAGAAAAAAGGCAAGGATGTTGATGAGAAGGCAGAAGTTGATATGATGCTTGGAACAACTAGAGCATTCCTAGTTAAAACTTTGATAGTTAATTGGAATGTTTTAGGAGAAGATGGCAAAGTATTGGCTGCAACCCCTAATAACGTTAACTTGTTACCTCCTGAGATTGTGAAGGTTTGGATTGATGATATTTATGACAAGAACCCAATCCTGAAATCTGAGGAAGAAGACGAGGGAGATACAGAGATTGTTGCTACAGGAGAAAAATCCCCTTTAGCATAACAGTCTTAGAGAATCAAGTAATAGCTATTTTGGAAGGCAAGGGTCTAGGAGATTCTCCACCCTTGCCTTCTGTCAGACAATGGTTAGATTGGAAACTAACTAACATACTCCCTAAAGCTGGTGGAACTCTAGACCAAGACCCTGAATTCATGAGAGATTTACGGGAAATTATGAGAATAGAACAAAATTGGGAAAAAATCGGTAAGGCAAAAGCCGCTATTAAAAAACAAATAGAAGAAGCTAAGAAAGGCGGTAAAGTAAGAAAGGTTATATAATTGGACAGAGAACTACGATTTATAGTATCTCTTAAAGATAATGCCACACGGCAAGCACGACAATTAGCGCACAATCTTGGTTCGCTAAATACGACTTACCGTACCTCAATTTCTCTTAATCTTATAGATAATGTTTCTAGAAAATTAAGTGCTATCTATAAGAAAATATCTGACCAAAGAGGCTATCTTGCCTTAGATATGCCTGCTGGTTTGCTTGATAAAGCAAGATATTTTTTTGACGTTCTTACAAGTGCCTTTAGGTCTGATGAATCTAGAAAATGGTATGAAAAGGTCTTTGGCTATCTAAAATCACTAGCTAAATATGCCAGCATATTAGGAGATACGCTGGTAGGAGGATTTCTTGCTGCTGGGGTAGCTATAGAAACAGTTCTTGTTGTTGCTACAGCTTTATTAGCAAAGAAAATGGTAGCTGTTAACGCTGAAATGGAACAATACCAAGTCTCTCTTCAAACTACTTTGCACAGTCTTACAGCCGCAAAAGAAGAGATGGCAAAAATTGTTCAGTTCGCTAAAGTAACTCCTTATCAGATTAAAGACATTACTGCTGCCGTTGTAAAACTTTCTGCTTACAATATGAATATCGAAGAATGGTTAAGACCACTTGGAGATATGGCTTCTGCTTTCGGTAGAGATATTACTGATGCTGTAGAAGCTGCTGCTGATGCTATGACTGGTATGTTCCGTAGAGCATTGTCTTATGGTATTAAAATGGAACGTTCTGATTTTGACCAGGGCGGAAAATACGCTGGTATGACTTATGCTGAAGCTTTCTTAAAAGAGGTAAAACGTAGATTCTCCGGTGGAATGGAGCTTCAAGCCCAAACATTTAAAGGTATTTGGTCTAATATTCAAGATACGTTCTATATCTCATTCCAACAAGCGACTGCGCCTGCCTTTGAAAGAATTAAAAAACTATTAAGTGATTTTTATGAGTCATTTAATCCTGACAGCGAACAATTTAATCCGCAACTAGTTGGAAAAATTAAAGACATATTTAAAACTCTAAGTGGAATTCTTATCCAGCTAGTAGATAGTGCTGAAAAATTTGGAAAATTCTTCGTAAAAAATATTCTTCCAACTCTAATAAAAATAGGACAAGTTGGGATTGAATTGTGGGGAGAATTCCGTGAAATTATAACCACTATAATTGATAATGCTGTTCTGCCATTACTTACTGTTCTTGCAAAATTGTTGGAACAGTTTGTAGACCTTGTAATATGGGCAAAAGTACTACTTAAAATATGGCTTGGTTATAGAGTAGTTACAACAATATTCAAAATTTTAGGTATTCATGTTGGTAGTTTAGCAACTAAGATGGTGGCTGGAAATAAAGCAGCTACATTGCTATCCGCTACTTTAAAAACAGTTGCAACTAGAGTTGCATTACTTGGTGCAGCCTTAGCAACTATGTGGGTAGTAGAAAAATTTATTTCGGTAAGAGACAGTATTAAAGAACTTGCTGGTGCGCTTGATGATGTTGCTGGTGGTGCTGAAAACGTCGGAAACTATCTTGAAAATTTAGGTAAAAAATCTGGATTTAACAAGGAAGAGATGGCTAAAGCGGCTGTTGCAGCAAAAGAATATAGTAACAACATGAAAAATGTCCTAGAGATAGGTTCATATGCTGCTGGACCTGGACAAGAAGGTTGGGAAAATCTTAATATGGAAGCTGAAAAAGCCGTAGAGATAGTTGGTATGGTTGCTGATGCTTTCATTAAAGAGGGAGAAGCAGTAGATGTAATGAAGAGAAAAACTCAAGCTGCTGCTGACCTTTTAGTTAATCTAAAACGTAATCAAGAAGAATTAGGAATAACTTTTGAAAATGTAGTAGATAATTTTGAACGTTATAGTGACGTTGTAGCTATCTTTGGAGATAATGTAGAAGGTCTTGAGCAAATTATTAATGAGTTTGCTACAACTGCAAAATTGTTAGGAGCAGATGCAGATTTAGGGATGTTATTCTCTGAACTACAAAAAATTCTGGCTCCTACTAAAGAAATGCTTCTTACAATGCCTGCTGACACATGGATTTCTCGTACAACAGGAGATTTAAAATCACTGGCAGAGGCTATAGAAGATTCTGATGCGACGGCTGCTGCACAATATCTTGCTAATGCAGAACTAATTGAAAACGTAATGAAAGAGTATGGTATTGTAGCAGGGGAAGCGAAAAAAGCACAGCAAGCAGGGCAAAATGCTGTAAATGCTTCTGCTGATTATTGGCAAGAGGTTTCTCAACTAGTAGAAGATAGACAAAAAGCTGGAGCGCAAGCTCAAGTTGATGCTGCTACAAAACAAATGGAAGCTGCTGGAGCGCAAGAAAGGGCTGCTAAAGCACAAGAAGCCGCTAATAAATCAGGCGTAGTAACCAATCAACCTGGGGTAGCTCAAAATGAAGGTGGAATAGGGCTTATTGATAAGCTTATTAATTTTGCTACTGATAGTTACCTTAATCTCGGTCTTACAATAGCTGGTATTGGTACTTCAATGCTAGTGACCTTAAAACTCATGAATAAAGGCATAAATAAACTAGGGCAGGTTGCTTCACAAGCAATTAAAGTACAAACTGGTGCTGCTGGTTCTAGATTAGCTAGATTTGGTCTTAACTATGCTTATGAACATGCAACTGTTCCTGGTATGAGTGCTGAAGAAGCAGCCCAGGGAAGAACATGGCTATCAAAACAATTACTTAAAATGGAAGATAGACTTATCGCTAGAACCCTTCCTAAAGATATGCTTGACCGTATAGAAGCAGCTACACAAAGACAAGTAGCTACTCTTAATAATGCTCGTAATAGAGCTTTAGAAGACCTTGATAAGCAACTACTTCAAGCTGAAAAAATGAAAATGCCACAAAGAGGCGCAAGAATAGATGTTATTAATCAAAAAATTAGAGTTCTTAATAAACAATTTGATGATGCTGTAAGAGAAATTCAAAAAAGCCACGGTGCATTAGCAAAAGCTGTTGAATCCGGTAGAGTACCAACAATGATGAGAAATCTTGCTGATAGCATTGTTGATTTTACTAATGGATTAGAAGAAGCTAGTAGAACTACTTCTAGAGCAGCTAGAGACACAGCAAGAGCAGCTAGAAGTTTATCTAGGTCTGGTAGAGGAATAATGGGTGGTTTATTCTCTATTCCTTTGTTTGGTCCTGGTCTTAAAAAAATATCTAGAGGTCTATTTGGTAATAGTGGTAGACTATCTCAGCGCGCGGCTAGTGTGGGTGCTGGTACGGCTTCTGTAGCTTCTTCTGTGAGCGCTGTAGAGTCTGGTAACGTTGTTAAGCGTCTAGAGTCTCAGTGGATTCGTAAGCAGTGGTCTAAAATCACTGGCTCTTTAGTAGGTCCGTTCAAACACGGAATTGTTGCTCCTGGATTCCAACAAGGATTCTTTACTCCTGGAGCCGGGGAAGATTACAGACCTTGGGTTAAAAAAATAGTAAATCTCCTATCTAAAAACAATGGTGTTTTGGAGAAAATGTCTTCAGAACAATTAACTGCTGCAATTGCTCAAGGGGAAATTAAATCTATATCTATTGACCTAGCCAAACAAATGTCTACTCAGTTTGATGAGGCTGGGAGATTGTTTGCACAACCATCATTAGTAGCAGAAAAGGCAACAGAATTAAGTTCAACTGGTACTTTAATTAATAAATTTACCGGAGAAACAAAATTCCTTGAAGCATCTATGGATAGATTAACTGGACAATTAGTGTTGCTTGATGGTCATACATCTATGATGGCTGCTGAAATGGCTGGAGTAAAAGAACTTCCCATTAAAATTGATACAGGTAATTGGCAAGAATTAATAAAAGATGTTGAAGGTAGAGTTGAAGGAAAAAGATTTCCGACTGCTTCCGAAGTTAGAGTTACTCCAGAAGGAAAATTAATTGCTAATGTCACAGAAAAAAATACATCTGCTTTAACTAAGCTAACAGAAACTTTCAAAACTAATGTTATTGATAAATTAAAAGCAGGAATTTCGACTAGACTAGGTGGATTAGCTGGAGAATCTGGTTCTATTAACTTTGGTAGATTATTATCAGGCTTAAAAGAAGCATTGCCTATAGCTACTGAAACAGCATCGAAAGCTGCTGCTGAAACTGTAGCAAAAACAGCTACCGAAACCGCCAGTAAAGTTACAGCAGATGCCGCAACAAGAGCGGCAACCGAAGCTGCTGAAAGAACCGCAGCTAGAGGAACAATAGCAGCAACGGAAACTGCTGCTAAAGCTGCTGCTGAAACTGCTTCTGAGGCTGGAGCCAAAGTAGCTTCCAGAAGTGCAACACAAGCTGCTCTTAAAGCAGTAGACCCTGCTCTTTGGGCAACTATGACGTATGATATGCAAAAAATGATACGTCAACTTCCTGGCTGGGAAGAAGACTTCAAAGAAATGGGTGCCAGCATGGTTGATTTTGAAAAGAAAGCTGGAGAAACAGAAAAAGAATTCTACGAAAGAATGAAAGGTACAGTTAAGACCTATGATAGAATTAATGAAATAGGTGTAAGAACTGCTGACTTCTTTGAAACTATAGGTGGCTCATTAAGAGGGGTATTTAGTCCAGTAGAAGGAGCAATAATGAGCATCTATGACGCATTTACTGGAAAAGAGCTATTCTCAAGTTTAGCCAAAAGAACAAAAACAGCCTTTGTTGAAGGTTTTGAAGCTGCCGGTTCCTCATTGGGCGACTTAATTTATGGTAGAGGATGGCAAGATAAGATTGCTGGTGCTACTTCACAAAACTTAGCCTATGGGGATGCTTTCCAACAGATTTATGGAATTAGTATTGCTGATTATCAAAATGGTGTTGATAAAATAGAAGATATCAATGAGAAAGCAAAACAACAGCAACTTCTAGACGCTAGAAAGCTTTCAACTAGTGTTCAAATAATGCACGCTAAATCACTTCAAGATGAAAATAGTGTTTATTATAAACGTATGGTTCTTCAACAAACACTTATAGATAGAGCTAAAGCTGCTAATGATGAACTAGTAAATAGTGGTAAAGTATCAGCTAATGTACTAAAAGCTGAATGGCAAGACCAAATGGCTGCTATTCAAAAATATGTTGATGAAGCTGTAAAACCAGATACTCAACTTACAGACGAGCTTGTATATGCCTTTGAACGAGGCGGAAAAGCTGCTGGTCAAGCTATGGCTAATGGTATTGAGGAAGGTATACAATCGGTTGATGTAGATGTTAGTGTAGAAGGAATACAAAAAATGACAGATGAACTTGACTCTGGAGAATACTCTATAGAGCATGTTCAAGCTGCTTTAAAGAAAATGGATGATAGACTACAACATCTAGAGAAAACAGAAATACCATTAGCAACCAAAATGGTTCAAAAATTTGCAGAAGAACTAGGTGAACTTGAAAGGCAAATTAAGAAAAATGAACTTGAACTTGCTGCATTAGGTCAAACTATGACTAATATAACAAGCGTGTTTGATTTGTCTATGGCTATAAATGAACTAGCTTTAACATCTGATTCTGCCCAAGCATTAAATAAAGAAATAGCAAGACTAAATGTGGAACTTGCTCGTCAAGAATCTGAATTAACTCCACTAGAAAATGCTTTACGTGGTATTCAAGATGAATATGATGCTGTTAAAAAATCTATAGATGACGCGCAAGAATCTATGGATAAGTTCCTTAATGCTCCTATTGAGGGTGAAGGAGCTTATCAAGACCAATTATTCGAAATTGATAAGCAGATTCGTGCATTAGAACGTCAAGGAATTGACCTAAAACAAAAATTACAGCCTTTTGAAGATGCTGGATTAACTGATAGTGATGTTTATAAACAAGCTGCGGCTGCATATGAAGTAAATCAAGCTCAAATTGAAGCTTTGAAAACTCAAAGAGAAAGATTAGAACTTGATAGAGAAATTGCAACTCAAGATATAGAACATGCTAGAGAAGTAGCTCAACGTCAAGATGAATTAACTGGAAGTCAAATAACTGACGGATTAGCAGCAGCTAAAGCTGTTATTGAGGCCAATAAACCTCGTCTTGAACAACTAGAAACTGAGCTTGAAAAACAACAAGCTCTAGTAGACAAGAAAAACAAGGAAATTGAAGCTACTAATGCTGCTATACAAGCACATGAACGGGAACTTACTCTTCTTCAAAAGAAAGTAGAATATGCAAACCAAGACGCTCAAGCAGCGCGAGAAAAATTAGATGCACAACAAAAGATTTATGATTTGCAAGGAGCTATAACTGACCTTGGAATGGTACAAGTAGCTCAAGCTATGGCTCAAGGTCAGATTAGTAGTGATGCAGTCGCTAAATTAATAGAAGATTACAATAAGGCTGCTGAAAAAGCCTCAGATTTAACTAGAACACAAACAGGATTAAATTATAGAGCGCAACAAATTACGTTCGATAAAGAAGCCTGGGATAAAATTCTATCTGAAGCTCAATCAGAACAAAGCCAATTAATTGATAGTATAAACAATTTAGTATCTGCGGCTCAATCTTTAATAACAGGATTGAATCCTGAATCGTCTGGTGTAAGAGATGCATTAGTTTCGGTGTTTGGGGAAGATGCTAAATCTAAACTACAAGAAATTGCTACTGCAACTAAAAAAATGGCAGGAATGAGACTAACTGCAAGTTATGACCAGTATGGAAACTACTTGGGTGAATTTGATAATGGTGGTATTGCTAGAGCAGCCTCTACTGGAAGTCTAGCTATGCTACATAATGAAGAAGCAGTTATTCCTTTACAAAACGGCTCTGTTCCTGTATCATTAATCAATGGAAATTCTCAAGGCGCTGCTCCAACAACAATTTATAGTCCAACTATTGAAGTTGGAAGTATAGTAGTAAGAAATGATGAAGACCTTGAAGAACTTAAAGAGGCTATTCTTGATTTACGTCAAGGTCAATACAATTTCTTCTCAAGAGCTAGCCAATATCCAGAGAGATTTTAAAGGAGAAGTAGATGGATTTTAATGGTTATGAAATTCATGTAACTAATGAAGAATTGCCACATCTTGAAAAGGCATGGACTACTGTTGAAGTAACAACAGATAATAACACTTATAAGTTTAAACGTGAAACTAATAAAAGCCAAGTATTTACTATTTCTGGATATATCTCTATGGATACTTGGGCAGAGACAAGAGCGGAAGCTGAAGGTTTAAATAGTTCACTAAATTCAACACCATCTGGTACATATAGAGATGGATATGGAACTTCGCACTCTGTTATGGTTGATGATTGGACTATTCAGCCTGTGGCTGGGGTTAATAAATACACATTTTCAATGACACTTAGAAAGGTTTCTTAATGCCTGGGGATGAAGATTACAGCAGTAACTTACCTGCTCTTGGTCGTTTTCGACCAGGATATATTTCTGGTGCAGAAGGCGAAACAGGAGAGTTAGATGTTACTCTTTCCACTAATTTAGCTGGAACACCTATTCGTTTCACTTTGAATGAGTCGTTAGATAATATAGTATCTTCCGGTACATTAACCATGCTTAATGCTACAATTGGTGATGAAGGAATACAGCATGATGGAGTTATGAGTGAAGAACACACAGAAGAGGATGAAGCACAATGGGGAACTCTTTATGCTGGCGCTCCTGTAGAACCTAATCAATTATGTTATGTAACAGAATCAGGTGGTGGATTAGGAACTTGCACTTCTCATTGGAGAGTAGTAAGTGTTACAGCATACTTGGATGAAAATGATGTTCCGTATTACGATGTACAATTAGAAGGATTGGGTCAAATTGCTATAAATACTAAATTTGACCCTAGTAAAGTTGTAGCAGATGCAAAGCAAGCATATTTCGTATTAAAAGATTATTATGACGCTATATTGGAAGCTTTTCAATTAGATATTAATAATGATGGGTATCTTTCACCAGAAGAATCAACAGATGCTAGTGAGAGTAATCCAGTCGTAAGTACTGCTACATCTGGAGCTAGATTTCTAGTAGAATCTCCTGAAGTATATATTAAACCATTCCTAGACCAAATTTCCGCAAATGGATTAGAGTGTGGGGCTGGTGTAGAAGGAGTTAGTGTAGTTCCCTTGGAGTGTACTTATAGAAGAGGGGAAAGTTGTTGGCAAATAGTTTCAGATATATTAGGTTTTGCTGGATATTTAGCAAGGTTTAATAGACAAGGTAAAATGATTGTTATGAATATAGAAGAAGGAGAATGGTCATATACCCCTACAGATTTTAGTGAAGGTGGTCAAGGAATATTTGCTGAAGGAGAAGAAGATTCTCCATTGCCTTCAACCGGAATTGGAACATTTGGAAGAGGATTACAATTAAGTTACTCTAAGGAAGGAGTCTATAGTCAAGCGTTAGTGTCTGGATATCTTGGTGGAACTAACGAAGATGGTATTTGGGTTCCTAATAGCAAACAACCGACTGAAGTAACTGTTGTATCGCAAGCTGGAAAAAACATCTTAAATGGTGAAGTAGTAGAAATGGCTGTTCAAGTAGACGAAAGATATAGACTTGAATCTACTACAGCATTAGAACAACATGGACAAAAAGAGCTTTATAAAACAGTAATTGGTGCTAGAAGTGCAACATATGATAGTGAATCAGTACCATTAAATGTAGAAGTTGGGATGGTTATCTCAGGTTCTTCAAAATTAGGCGGCGGAACTACTATTTTTGTAACTGCTTTAAATAGAACTACTGATGCTCAACAAAATACTATAAAAACAGGGCTTTCTGGAACTCGCGGTGGCGGTGGTTCTGGAAGTGGTGGAAGCTCTGGAAGTGGTGGAAGCACTACAACACTAGGATGGGAATAATGGCAAAGAAAATTGATTTAAAAGCCTATTCATTACCAACTAGAAATTTAAATTACTCTGCCGGTGATGTATTACGAAAAATGTGACAAAATATAGAGGTTGGTAGAGTAAATCAGGCTTTTGGTTTGGTCACAGTTGGATTACTTGAAGCTACTCAAGTAGAAGGCGGTTATGGTTGGGCAATAAGTAATTATATTCCTTTTTCATATGCTTATATTTCAAGACCTTGTTTTACTTGGGGCTTAGATGGTACGGCTGGAATAGATTGGTCTGCTGGAGATAATTCTTATTCTGCTGACTTACCGGCAAGTCTTTCTGCTCTAACTGCTGATGATTATCAACCTGCTATTTTTATACCGAGAATTATACATTGGCATATAGAAAATAATGTATACTTAGGTTGCTATATTTTAGTTTGTCAAGTTAATCCAGAATGCACAGAAACCGATAAAACAGTTAGAATACATTATAGATTCGAAGGAGATGGGTACACTCCCTAAAAAGTGAAAGGATAAAAGATGACAATAACAGTAACAGAACATTTTGGTTTCATAGGAGTATATAATGCTGTTCCTTCTACTAATGATTGGGCATGTACCTATTGGAACTGGATTGCTGCTGACCAAATTTTTTATGGTCTAATTCAGCATACCCATGATGGTGCTGCGGCACTTCAAAATCCTACTGGAACTTTAAGCTTATCAACTGCTGTAACAGGTGGTTATTTGCCAGCTAATACAACATATTATATAGCAGTAACTTATGTTGATGCTATTATGAGGGAAACTGCTGCTTCAGATGTTGCAGAAGTAACTACAGGAGCAGGAATCTCTACTCCAGCAACTCCAACAATAGACGATGATGCTACTCCTACAGATATTCAAACCTGCCCTGGTGGTCTATCTGGTGGAGACTATTGGTATAAAATAGCGTACACTAAAGATGGTGGAGAATCTCTACCTAGTTCTCCGGTATATGTGCAAATTCCAACAGATGATACATATGAATGTACTATTCATTTCGTATCTTTGAATGATGCAGCTAATGGAGCAGATTCCATCCTAGTTTATCGTAAATCTGGAAGTTCTGGTAGTTATGTAAAACTTGCAGAAATTACCGCAGGTTCTACTTCGTCTTACACAGATGATAATACAGGTGTTCCAACCTGTGATAAAAACCCTGTGGCTTCTAGTACAATTAGTTCTTTTAATACTATAACTATAGATTGGTCTTCATTAGACTTTACTGAAGCTGAGTATATTAAAATATATGCTACAACTACAGAAGGTACTTATCCAACTAATGCTTTAGTAGCAACAGTGACAATGAATGATGCTACACCAGTTACAGAATATATTTGGACTGGTATAGCTAGAACCGCTGGTAAACCTCCAGAAGTAACTCAATGCTTCGGTAATCCACCAAAAATAAACCTAGCTTCTCATGTAACTGGTAATTTACCTTGGGCAAATCTTCCTTCTGATTTTAATTGGCTTGAGCCTGTAGCTACTGCTACAAGTTTACCAACAGGAACAAACGGCGATGTTTGTCTCGTAGAAGACGAAGATAAACTTTATACGTTTGATGGTGATGCGGCTACTCCCGCATGGGTAGAAATAGGCGGCACAGGAATTGATACTATAGATACTTATGATGAACTTCCTTCTGATGGTTTTTATTACCATAGTGGATATGATGATTTAATTGGTACAAAGGCATGTAATACTAGTTATGATTTTGCTGATGATTTTTTAGGTCAAGGAGAGCATAACTATATCTTTAAATTCAAGCATGAAGATATTACTAATAACACTGTAACAGTAGAAATTCATGCTGATGATGGCGGTAAACCTGCTGCAACAGCACTACATACTAAAACAGAACTATTAAATAATCCATCTGGTACTATAGAAACAGAGTTTGATTTTGGTTTAATAAATCTTACTGATTCTGCTACTTATTGGGTAACTCTTAGTTATGATACAAATAGCGGAAACTTGTTATCTAGTTATACCGGCTCTAGCATGGAAAAATTTGGTGTTGGAGAATGGACTCCCCATGCTGGTGCTTTGTCATTTGACTTAGAAATAACTACTGAAATAGATAACTCTAAAGTCTATTTAAATTTAGAAGATAATACTTTATATGGAGTTAATGAATCAAGTACTGCATTTAAAAAGATAACTATTCCGGTTATTACAATAGCAGAGCAATATGATTCAGATAATTTAGAGGCTTATCTTCCCGCAGATAATTCTGATGGAGACTTAGTTTTAATTAAATGTAGTGCTTCTAATGGTGGTTTTGCTAACTATGAACTTCCAGTGTTTTTATACCTATGGCGTGGAGATTGGTCTACTCCTGGTTGGCAACTTCTAAACTCGTTTTTGCCTTTTATTCCAGAGGGAGAACCTTCATATCTAAATGCTGCCGCACCAGCGGGTACTATATGGCTTCAAAATATTGATGGAGATTTATGCTTATTTGCGCGTCATCCAGATGGTTATGCAACCGTTATGCCTATTAGTACTTATTTAATGGGAGACTTTATTGGATATTTAGGATATTCTGAAGATGACCCAGGTTGGGCTGAAGAGCCTAATTATGGATATGGAGCGGTAACGTTCTATTGGAATGATAAATCCTTTTATTACTATGATGATGAAATTGCTACTCCAGCATGGGTTAGAGGTCCAGGTGTAGTAAAACTTGATACTACAATTGATGATATGAACAGCGCTACCCCATCAGCCGAAGAAACTAAAATCAATGAAATTCTTCAAGCCTTACGAGATTCTGGACTTATTTCTTCATAATGGGATGGAAGTACTATAACATACCCGATGCTGGGAGTTCTTCTGATTTCGAGCAAAAGTTTTGGGTTCCCTTAGTAGGGAATGACCTTTATCGTCTTGATGATGGTACATTGTTGTTGCCTGTTTATAATAATAGCTCTGGTGGTAGTCCAGTTATGTTTTCTCCCACAGGAGATGTTATATTAGGAGCGCATCTTGATGATGACATTACTACTTATACTTTT